ATCGGACCTACAAGTAGATTTAGCATTTCCACCTCTTCCGTGCTTGTCTAAGACGGCTGTTCGGGTCTTTTGCTGCTTTGGGAAACTTTTTCATTTGTCCAGCAGAACGGGCACAAAAAGATTTGCGACGCTTGGCATCTTTGCTTCCCGCCTTTACTTTCCCCGTGACTGCTGTCTTTAGTTTGCTACCGGGGTTCTTTTTTCTGTACTCTTTCACACCTTTTGCAGTCATTCCTGCGCCAGACTTGGTAGGGCGGTAGTTCGCACCCTTTCCTGTCGTGGTTCTTTTAATGGGTGTTTCTTTTTTGCGTGGCATAGTGGGTTTATCCCCGCAGGTGGTTCCTGCTTATATCACAAAATTAAAAGGGTGTCAAGGGGGCACGTGGCCCCCCTGACGTTTTAATTAGGCAGAGGTGAACGATGAAATCGCAGTCTCGCCTGAACCCATGTCGCAGATAACTGCAAACACACGGGCTTTACCGTCGAACGTGGCAGTGTCAACTGTCAGGTCAATGGTGTCAGCAGCAGTGTACAGCTTCATTGTACCTGCAGCGTTGTTGATTTCGTGACCAACAGCCGTGGCAGGAAGAGCCGAAACATACAGGTCATCATCAGAGTCGCCCATGTCCAACACACAACCAGCGTTAGCTGTTACAGTTACAACTTCCACACCAGCGGCAACCACCAGCGTGTTAGCTGGAATTGTCAAAGCTTGGAAAGTATCTGCAGTGGTCAGATTGGTTGTTGAGAAGTCAGCCATAACTTCAATGACTTGAAGCTTGCGGCCAACAGGGACGCCAGCAACGGCGTTAGTTACACTAAGAGTAGCCATTATCTAGTCCTCCCTATTACACGTTTACAACAGCGCGAACGATGGCTTCTGGACGCAGAACCTTACGGCCAAATACGTGCAGACCACGAACGATGTCGCTGAATGTTTCGGTTGAACGAACAACTTCTGTCTTTGCAATGTGCGAAGCAGTAGCAGTCGCTGACATGTGACCAGCCAGAACAACTTCTTCTGAGCCGTCAGTTGCCAGACCAGACAGTGTTACTTGGTCTGTGCCGCCGTTAGAAACGAGAGCAGTTGACTTGTAGCACTGGAAGCCAGCAATGTTGCCCAGAGAAACAAGGCCGTTACGCAGCGGAGAAGTTGCATCGCCAGTTACCTGAACTTCTGCGAACTTTGCACCTGCTGAGAACAACTGCTTGTACCAAGCTGGGGGAGCAACGAACCAACGGTTCTCTTCTGGAACCGACTGCTCGTCGAGGGCAGCAGCCATTGCCAACATGGTGTTGACAGCAATGTCGCCCGTAGTAACAGCAAGAGCCGAACCCAAAGTTCCGATACCGGAGATTTGAGCAGTAGGCGCACCTGACTCACCGGTCAGACCTGCACCTGAAGCCATAGCTGTCAGGATGTTGGCGTCGTACTTACGCTTCAGCGAGTATGCACCCGAAGAAGTGGCAAGAGCCTCGAAGTTGACGTGAGAGTGACGCTCTTCGATGTCGTCAATCTTGAACGCAAAAGCGTTTGCTTGGTCAACAACCATAGTTGTCTGGTCGTCAGCGAGGTCTTGTGGGTTTACCACAGAACCACGTGAGTAGCTAGACACGGTGATTGTTGGTTCTTTGATGATACGTACTGTATCGCCGTAGTTCTCGATTTCGCCCGCGTAGTCGGTGTTCGTGATGTCTTCAGCAACCGAAGCGCGACGGAAGAACTTGAGAACCTTTTGGCTGAAAATTTCCGGTGTAAAGTTACCGGAAGGCAGGTTGTTGTAACCTGATGCGCTATCAAAAGCCATTGGTCTATTCCTTCCTCTGTTTGAGGTTTAAGAGTTGAAGTCGATTCGGCCTTCACTCCGTGCCGCGTCGATTTCGCTTTCCAGCTTTTCGAACTGCCACGGTTTGAGTTTGCCGATTTCAGAAGCTTTCCAAATCTTTTTATCGCCTGTTGCGTCTGTCCGCACTTCCCGAACCGGGGTTTTTGTAACGGCTTCTGCAGCAGAGGCAGATTTGGTTTTCTTCTTGGTTAAGCCTGTGTCGGCTTTGTAGAGGTCTACGACCCGTGCCGCCCATCTGGCATCTTTGTTGTTTTTGTAGATACCATCTGAGATTGATGTAGGTTGTTCTTCGAGCCAAGCAAGAAACTTTTCATCTGCTTTAATCTCGTTAAAATCGGGTTGGAGCCGAAGCAGTTCCTCGTAGGCTTTCTGCTTTTCCAGTTCTTGTTCCCGCTCTTTGATGGAACCAAGTTCCTCGCGGAGTTTTGCAACCTGTGTTTCGGTTTGCATACTTGATACGGTCTGCACTACCTCGAACACGTCGGGATAACGCTCTTTGAACTCTTCCAGTTCTTCGAGGGTCTTCGGAGGAGTAACACCGCGAGGCATTTCTGCAGCCCGCTCTGTCATTGTCTTTCGAAGAGTTTCGATTTCACCTTTGAACTCGTTGACCTTTTCGTCGTAGTGACGTTTCAAGTCATCATACCGTTTTTTGTAATCGTGACTGTCCTCTTTTTTGGACTCTACGAAACTGTCGTTTGCTTCGTTTTGCGGAGTAGCCTCGTTTTGGGGGTCCGCCTCTTGGGCTTCTACAGTCTCTTCCGCGTCGTCGTCTTCATCTTTGTAGACTTCTTCACGGTATTTTCCACGATACAGCGACTCATTGTTTACTGTTCCGAACGAGTCGTTAGCTTTGTTGGCACGGTGGCCTCTTGCTTTTGCCATTTGATTTACCTCACTTGCGGGGCCACTTGGCTGTGGGTAGCCGCTCCGGTTGTGTCAGGGCCGCGAACTTGCGGGTAGCTGACGAATTCTTTAGACCCGTTCTACAAAACCTTGCTGTTTTGCTTGTTGGATCTTTTTACGGGTCTTTGGTTTACCCCGATTGTTTATCTTGCGGAGAACATCTTCGCCTATGATAGAG